GGTTGACTGTATAAGTGCTGGGCATCTTTTAATTCCTCAAGCTGCACGTTTGTCCACTTTTTGGACTAACTAAGGCGTGATTTCAGTATAATTAGGTTCTTGACTTGGAACAATAGCGCTGTAAACCAATAACTGTCCCGCATTTCCCGTAGCAGTAAGACCTGTTACTGAAACGCTTACGTCAGACATTAGGCTATCCTAATAATTGCGTTAGTAGCATCGGGGGTCGGAAAAACTACGGTAAAAGCATCTGACGAAGCCGACTTGTCACTTCCAAAATCTAAAACAAGAATGGCAGGGTTAGTTAAGGAAATAGAGGTAGTGTTCGGGGTCGAGTTGTATATTAAAGCCCCCCGAGCAGTACACGTAACATTAGCCCACGTAATATTCGCAAAATCAGTAAATGCCGTAGTGCCTGCGGAAGTTGGGTCAGTTTTTGTTAATGTCTGCCCGCCAGCGGTATAGTTAGTGCCCGAGGCTTCTCCCGAAGTTGTATAAGCTGTAGTTGCCGCATTAAGTGTGGCCGAGTTAGTGTAAAGCGCGATCTTAACCGTATCCCCGCTTGAAGCATCAAAGTCATGCGCACCGTACATTAGTTCTTTCTTGAAACTGGTACACATGTAGTTCCCGGTAAAAGCCATCGCTACAGCCTCCTTATAAGTTTAGCAAGCTCTGCGTGGCCTGCGTCAGTTAGAGCGTTATGGACAATAGTCCGGTCTGAACGAATAGCTTCACGTATGTAAAACGCTACTGTCTTACATACTTGATCACGAAAAGCATGTGCTTGAGCTTTTATCTCAGGTGCCGCACTATCCGATATGGAAATTATCTTCCTTGAGCACTGGTCAGCAGTTTTTTCTACTAAAGAACTCATTGTTTAGGCCGTATAATCTGTCCAGTACGGTACTCATCCGTTACTTCCTTAGATTCACCGAGAAGTTTCATTCCCCCAACAGCTTCTACAAATCTTTTTTCGTAAATAGCCATTAAATCAGGGTCACCCTTCATGTAAATGTAAGCTTCCGTCAGGCAACCGTACAATAAAGCGATTTCGGCATTTATACTAAGCCACGTAGTACCCGTAGCAGCCCCCGCAGTAAGGCTTGTAGGTCGATAAAAATAATGAAGCTCTATGTTGTAGTTACTATCGGGTGTAGGACCTAATATAAAATTATTTATGTCATAAACCCCGTAAAATCGGGGATTTCCTAGCGTTGTTACTTTTGGGTTAAACGTTTGAACAAAGTCGGCTTCTTTAAACTCCAAAAATGTTTGATCACTAGCCGAATCTATAAACGCCAAGGAAAAAGGCGCTAGAAAGTCGGTTGGGGCAGCTAAAAACCTGTTTCCATTACCCATAACACCGCTTACATTCTTCCGAAACAAGCTCAGTTGAATGTTTTTAAGGATTCTTTCTTCGGCTTGTCGAATAAATACAGGTAAGTTAGCTACAAAAGACGTTTCGTTGTTTTCAGTGTAGTCCTGAACAGCTTGTTGTAGCGTAGCGTAAGTAAAACTCATACAACCACCGTTACTGTTCCCACAGCACCCGTAGCTCTTAAAGGATTTGGCGTTAAAGACTCATCCCCGATAAACCCTACAGGGTCCCACGCGTATTGGATGTTTCTTTGTTCAGCTAAGTTTGTTTCCGGACGAGCGTTTTGAAGAGCTTGGGGGTCAGAAACTTTACGAAAAGGGCCTAACTGAGGCTGCTTCGGCTCAAACTCGTCAGGGCCTACGAGTAGCCCCGTCCATTCTCGCCTCATTAAACGATATCGATACCGGAACCCTGACCTATCCGAGATAGCGTAAGATTCTTTGCCGGAAGCATATGTAGCCATTACCCTACCCTATAATAATCTAGCTTAGGCGCAACATTAAAAGAAGACCTGTCTCTATCCTCTACTGCGGCTCTTTCAAACTCTTCTTCGTAAACAGCTTTAAGCAGTTGTACCCGATCAGGTGCTCGTTTTAAGGCTAAGTAATAAGCCAAACCCGCCGCTAAACAAGGGTAGAATCGAAAAGGAACTTCCATAGTGTTGGTATAGATATCCGCGTCATCCATACGAGTCAAGGCGTCGTAGGAGACTATATCTGTACTGTTCGCTGGTACGGGCCAAAGCTTTAGCTTTGGTATTATCTGTCTGTCCAAAAAAAACTGATTTACTCTACCTTGCGTGGTTTTATCAGGGATAGTCAAAAACCCGTCTCTGCTTAACCTAGTTAGAGAGTAATCGGTATTACTTCTTTTAACGACTATCGACAAAATATCGATAACGTCCGGAAGCAACGGATATTCCCCCGTTCCCGCTACTAAAGAAAGCGTTCTTTGCTTTATAGTCCATTGGTTAAGGCCCCGGTTAGCCCAGTCCGCAAGTAAAAGATTCAATGATCTTCTTGCAGACTTCAAATCGTAACCCGTCCTAACCTCTAAGCCACATCGCTCAAACGCTTCCTCAACATACTCGGCAACGTCTAGCTCAAAATCCTTGCTTCCGGAGGTAGCCATTAGACGTACCTATTTCTTTTTCTTTTTAACAACACCACCGGCACGCATCTTCTTCACCATACCGCCGCCGCGCATTTTCTTCACCATACCACCGCCGCGCATTTTCTTAGCAGCAGGTTTCTTCTTACGAGGTTTTAAAGCCATCTTTCAATCTCCTGTTTAGTTTTTCACGTCTATTAAAAATTTCGGCGGCATTATATTCGCCAACATAGCTGTCATAATATCCTTTTTTCCCTAATCTGTCTGCCGATTCTTGTAGCTTTGACAGCCTTTGAACAAAGATCATGCTGTACTCTGTTTCGGTCAAAGGTTCAATTGCGGTTTCTTCGGCGGCTTCACTAACTTCATCGTCATGGTGAAACCCCATTAGCCATATATCTTTGTCAATAAAAGTTCCGGAAGATATAACGTCGTTTAAAGAGTCTAAGTACTCATGGAACACTTCTGGCTCTTTATCGTTTGCTAAATCTATAATAATGGCTAAATCAAACTTGTCGTCAAACTGAGATATGCAGGAATACAGAGGTTGGTAGGAATCATGGTGCTTAAAGATTATCGCAACTTTATCGTCTACCCACGCTTTTCTCGCATAAGGGCATGGAGGCAAGTCATTAAAGTAAGCACAAGGCTTTTCTAAAACGTCTGTAGACCAAAGCTTTATTTCTTTAACAATCGCCAATTCATCGGGATTGCTAAAAAACTCAAGTTTCATATCTCTACTAGTTAAAAAAGACGGTTACGCTAGTAACATTGGTCAGAACAGCAAAACACCCTTGGCTAAACAACATTCCTTCGTCCGGAATGTATACAGTGTCATCGGTAGCGTTAACAAAAGTCATTGTCAACAAGGTAGCACCGTTAGCGTCACTTCCGTTTTTTAAGACAAGCGTAGGAGAAGAACCTGCTTGATAGTGAATAGCTTTAATCCTAGAGCGGCCACCAAATACCGCCCCAGAAGCCGTCAGATACGTTGCTTGTACATCAGAAGCCATTTCTACCTCTCATCTTTTTTTAGCTGTTTTAGCCGCATTCTTGAAATTCTTAGCCGTAGGTCGGCCTGCTTGACCGGCGCTTCGCATTTTTTCTTTAGAACCCGCTTTAATACGAGCTTTTTTTGCCGCTATGTTAGCGTAAAGTCCGGGTTTCTTTGATGCCATAACTTCGTGCCCCTACTAACTGTAAAACACATTAACTGACGTACAAGCCGTAAAAACAGACACGAAAATGTCACTTACTCTAATACCTTCATCGGGTATATTTACAGAATGAGTGTCAGAAGCGTCTAGGTCCATGTCTAAAATGACAGCACCCCCATTACCGTTCGTAAAAGTAATACGGGGGCTACCTGATGCGGTCTTGACTTGGACCTGACGAATACGTGCAGGACCAACGCCCGCAGACCCTGCACCTGTTAACCGTTTTGATTGAACGTCAGAAGACATAACCTAACACCTATCTATGCACGAATAGCGGTGTTAAACGCTTGTGCGTACAGTACGGTGATACGGACAGAGCCCGCGTTTGTAGCAGCAGAATTCGTTACATTTAAACGTAGGTCTGAAGTGCCAATATTATCCCACGCTAGAGTTCCACCACCAGAAGTACCAAGTGCTTTAATACCAACAGTAGTACCTACTGCCAATGTGTTTATAAACGTATTAGCCCCACCACCAACCTGACCAACACTAATGTTTGTTGCAGTGTTTGCCGCTATAGCCATATCAACAATAATGTTAACAATCTTGGAATTTGCAGGGATTACGAGATCCGTTTGTTTCGCTGCGACTGCGCCAGCGGCAAGGGTTAGCGTGGTGTCTTGACACATTACTACATAGCCTACGTTAGCTACGTCAGAGCCTACAGTAGTACCAGTAGTGTTTCGGATGTTGCCAGCCCGAATTGGGCCGCTGAAAGTTGTATTCGCCATGAGTATCTCCTGTCGTGGCTAGTGTCAGGTACTGTATGCACCTGTCAGGGATAGAATATTCTATACTACATAAAAAAGGGGGCTTTTACACCCCCTTCACAACAC